TAGTTGATATGCGGCACACTGAAGCTATCACCGGTGCCGCATACGTACAAACTATCGTGCTTGGTTTGACAAATAATCATTTGTTCTTCGTCGCCAGGGCTAACATAAAGTGGCAAGTCAAGCGAAGTGCAATCCATGTCTCTTTCAATAACTGCACTTATACCCACTAGTTGTCCTTTTATTTCAGCAATGCCGCCTGCTGATCCGTAGTTTATTACTTTACTATAACTAATAGAACTATTATAACACAATTCCGTAGTTAATGCAATACTTGCATTAACCTTTCCGACACCGGTTACTAACTTTTTAAAGCCAGTGGGTAATGCACCGGGCAGTTCTTCTTCTAATGCTATTACCACCAGTATCATGCAGGACCTCCATATTCAATTGCATCAGCAAGTTCTTTATGGTGATCACGCAAGTCTTGATTTCTACGCCAATCTACATCTTTTACTTTCATGCGTAATATGTTACCGTCTAGGCTGACTCCACTATTAATAAAGTCAATAATATTATTGAATTCTTTTTTATGAAATTCAGTTACATCAGCATTTTGCAAACGTTTAATTGCTATCTGTTTTGCTGCTTCGGGCAATGTTCCTACACTGTGGTAGTATGCTTCATGCAACATGTTCCAGTATACAAACTCAAAGGATCTAGTATCAATCCAATTGGCCAGACCTTCGAGATACATTACATTAAACACATTAACAGTTGCACAACATTGTAACTGTATGTTGTTTAGTCTATCACGCAGCCGTTCAAAGCGATCCATATTATGGTTAACCAGTTGCCACTCAGCGTTAGCACGTTGGTATTCGAATCGTTCGTCAACATCATCAATACTAAATGCAATTTCTACTAGCTTAAAATGTTTCCATATAGATTCGGCATTCTCTGGATAATGTGTACCATTGGTATTATAGTGTATTTCGATGTTGCCTGCAATGCCTGCGTCTATGCAACGCTGCAACAAGGCAAAGTGTTCTTGTATCATAAATGGTTCGCCACCCGTGAATTCCAAGTAACGAATTTGGTCCATCATTGGATCAATTTGGTCCCAAAACTTTTGGTTCTTTCTGGGCCATGCGCCTTTTTGCAGCATTTCATAATGAAAGCTGTCCTTGCCTTCAAACTTGATCTCTTCGGTGGCAAATGTGCTACTGCTCCAGCTTCCGCAAATACGACATTTAAGGTTACAAATATTGCCTAGTTTAAAATCAATAAACACAAGAGGTTTAGCATCTTTGCTCCATTCTGTGTCTGTAACAATATGTTTAAGTCGATTTAATGTGTGCATGCGCTTGCTGGTGCGACCACTGCGTTCTTCATTCCAGCATTTTCTGCATGTCTGCGGCTTCTTTGCATCCAGAAAGTCTTGTCGCAAATTGTTCATATAGTCACTGTGGTGTATTTCATTTAGTGTGCTGTTGTTGAGATCAAACTTAACGCCATTGGCATCCTTGATTTCATCTTCGGCTAAACAACAAGGACGAGCAGTGCCAATCGGTGATGTTTCGATGCTTACCCAAGGCAGCACACAGAATTTATCGTGCGGTAATTTCATAAATCATACTTTCTAAATTCGTCAATTAACCATGGAAATGTTTCACGCCAATTTGTTTTACGTCTTAAATCCATTTTGTTAAGGTAGTCAAATAGTTCGGTAATTTCAAACACGTTTGGTTCATTGTTTTTACTTTGTGTTGCAATACCCAACAAATAGTTTTTACTTGAAATTTCTTCAGGTGTTCTTTCTGGTTTTAAGCTTAACGCCTTGTCAAAGTCTTCAGAAAAGATATCTCCAAATACATCAATAAACATGTAACTCGGGCTGTTTACGCTGTTCTGGTAGTGATAAACAGTGCGAACATTGTTCCATTCTTGTACCTTGCTTAACAAGTCCGGCAATGTTTTCACAGTTAACGGAGTAACAGTTGAACTGATAATAAGATTAATCCAATCGCACTCTAGTAGATATTCAAAGTTTGTTTCCCACGTTTTTAAATTCATTGGAAAACGCACATACTCTTGTTGTGGTCCCCAGCAATCAAGACTTGCAGTTACTTCAAACTCTCGTAGACACCTTGCATCGATTAAGTGTTTAACACGTTTTGTTACTTTTTTTACATAATCAAGTTTTGCATTTAAATTTGTAAAAATTTGTAATTTTAATTCCGGAGCAGGGTGTGCTTCAAACAAATCCAAGCATTCTTCTAATTCACGTTGATATAAAGGTTCGCCGCCTAGTATATTAAAGTTAGTCAAGTACTGCCCGTTTACTTTTAACCAATCAAATAGTTTTTGTTTATTAGATTGCAAATTTGGATCTTTAGCAAGTGCCGGATCACCAAATTTAACATTTTCGGCATCCCATAAACTGCTAAATCTTGGACCACAATACAAGCATTTGAGGTTACAAGTATTGTCAAAATATATTTCAAGTATTCTTGGTGTTACTTGTGTTGCAATAGGGTTGTCAGCTAGTTCAACTGGGGCATGCTGTCCAGGAAAATCCAAGTTGGTAATCCTGTCACTTTGGCCGCCTGCTTTTTCAATATTAATACAATAGTCGCAACCCACTTTTGGCCACTTGCCTTGCAACATTTGTTTGCGATCATCAACCTTGCTGGGCGTGTTGTGAAAATCGAACATGTTGGTGTCGAACTTATGATGATTAGTCCTATGGCAACTAGCAGTTTCGCCTGTGGTCAAAAACACTGTACTCCAATTCCATTTAAGCTGGCATGCAGTTGGAGTGTTAATTGGAAATGGCTTGTTAACGAGTTTGCTTGTGTGTTTAAACTGTCCGATGTTATATCCATACACACTAATACATTCATCTTGTATGTGCTGGGGAAGTGACGGAAAGTCTGATTCTTGCTCGCAAACAGGCCAGCTTGGGTCTTTTATGTCATTATAAAATTCTATCCAAGTGCTCATTTCAATGATGCCAGCTCGGGTATTGCATCCAATACGTTTTCTTTTCGTATGCCGTCAAGTTGGTTGGTCTTTTGCCAGAACTTGCCTATTAGATGAGTGTTGTCTGTGCTATCCATGTATTGTAGTGCACTTTCAAATCCCACTGTGGCCCTGTTTAGTTGATCCAATGGACGCAACCATTCTAAGTGTGCTTCGTACTTTTCTTTAATTTGATCTTTGTATGCTTGTGGTGCAATATCAATGCGCAAATAATCTGGATCTTGCAAGATGTTTACATTAAGGTCTTGTGGTTTTATCAAGCCTTTTTCGACCCAATCCCTGTGAAAGTCTGGCAAGTGCAGTGCATTCATAATGCTTAATGTTGGACTAATATAAAAGTCAACGTTAGGACATACTTCCATCATAGTACGTCTATTCTGTTCTACTTCTTCCCACTTGGTGCCTGTGCGAATATACTCGCCGTGGGCACCCATGCCATCCAGGCTTGCACCTACAGCTACACTATCAAATTTTTTCCAGTAATCAAATACCAAACGGTCTTTCAATTTTGTTTTTGTAAAGTTTGTATTGTATACGAGACGCACATCAAATCGACCTCTGCGTTCTAATTCCTCAAGTATACGATAATGCTCGTCCATCATGCAAGGTTCGCCGCCTGCAAAATATACTTGCTCTACGTGATCCAAATGCTCGTACAACTGCTCAATCATATCAGCTTCGAATCGACCTGCATAGTTCATTGGTTTGTTTTCTTTAGCCCAACCCGGTCCTGCTAGTACACTTTGATCTTTGTACCAGCTGCTACTAAAGATGTGCCCGCAACTTCTGCAACTTAAATTGCACAAGTTTGAAAATCTGATGTCCCAGTACGTCATTTCAAAGTTGTCGTATTGCCCGTCTTCGTGTGTGTCAAGTGCACGACCGATATGGTGCCCGTGGTGCTTGTTTGCACTTTGACGGCCACTAAAGAATCCACTTTTCTCTTGTTCGTAACAACGTCCACACGCAGGGTTTTCTTGTTCTAAAAGCATGTCTTTGCGCAGTTGCTTTTGCTCTGGACTATTCCAAATCTCTTCCATTGTGTTGTTTTTGCAGTTGCCAACTTGGCCAACACCCATCTCGGCATGACAACAAGGGTATGCTTCGCCTGTAGGATAAGCATGCAAGTGTATCCACGGATACATACAAAATGTTTTGCTTTCGGCAAGAAGTTCACGTTCTCTTTCACTTACATCTGCTAGCCTAATCTTAATTGGATCTGCACTGTTGTAACTATAGCTCATTGTACCAATCTTTCATGCTAGGAAATGCAGTAGCAAAGTCTTTGCCTCTGCGCTTGTCGTATTGTGTGTAAAAACGTTTAAAATCGTTGTGTAGTTTTGGCATATCAAATGTGTCGCTGTGTGGGGTTTTAACAACATCGAGATAGTCTATTAGACGTTCAGTTTGGTTAATCTCATGTTCGTGTAATAATGTATTGTCTCTGTTTGTGTTCAGCCAATTTTGCAAACGATCTTTATGCAACATTCGAATTTCGTCTGGCAGTACTAATGGGCTTTGGAAACTAGGAAAACGCAAAATGTTCAATGTAAAGCTTGGGAAATCTCTGCCATATGTTTGTTTAAATGTTAATAGATAATCTAAAAACTCAGGAAGTGTTTCCAAGCACAATGCGTTGATTGTGCACATATTGTGCAACCCACGTATTTTACCTGAACTGGCCAGCATGTGCATGTTTCGATCCCAGGTTTCCCATTCTAGCCCGTCACGGATGTATTCTGCTTGCACTGGCATACTTTCATTTGATGTGTAAATATCCAGTGGTGCACTAGCAGCTCTGTCAAGCAATTTTTCCATGTCGGCAGTAGCAAGTCCTAAGTTACTGTTGATTGCAATCCTTGTGGTGCTTGCACCTTTGTTTTCTTTAAACCAGTCAAGCAACTTCCACAAGTGGCCGCTCATTGCAGGTTCGCCGCCTGTGATGCGCAATTCGTCGAGTGTTCTATGCAAGTCGCTTTCCCACCATTTAAAAAACGCTTCGATGTACGGGTTTGTTTCGTTGTAAGTGTACAGTTGATTACTGTCATGTGTGTGCGTAAAGTGATTGCGACCATCACTGATTAAATCTTCGTATGCACCGTGTTTTTTTAAATCTTTAACCCAGGTTGAACTAAATGCTGGATTACAATAACTACAAGCAAACTGACAAGTTCTATCAAATGCAATTTCTAATGTTTTAAGATCAACATCTTCGTTGTAATCCAGTGCATGTGCTGATTGCAAATCTTCATCTGAATAGATTACACTTTTATATGTTCTGTCAGATATATTGTCTCTACCAATGTCCTCAATCTTCCAGCAATATTCGCAACCTTTTGGCCGCTCGCCGCACTGCATTTGTTTACGCTCTTCCTTTTTACGAGGAGTGTTGTGCAATGCTTTTGGATTTGCTTGTACTTCTTCGACTGATATATGATGAGGCAAAGGATGGTGACAGCTGGTGGTCATTCCCGAACCTAACCATATAGTAGCGTTGTACCATTTAGCCCCGCACATACTGGAACTTAATGGATCGAGCACACGAGTTTTATATTGTAAATCTGTTTCGTTATTTTGCTTGGGCATAATGTATGTATCTCTTATGTGTTAATGGCTTGATATTTACAATCATTCCACCAGTCTGCCATTTCGGGGAATGTCTTTAAGAAGTCTGTGTTTCGGCGACGGTCATGCTCGTTGAAAAATCTATAAAAATCTGCTTTATTACGATTAATGTATTCTGGAGATAATTTTTGCCCGTTACGCATCCAAGCAATGTCTCTGTCTAGACGGTTAACTTCATAGTCCTTAAATCCGTGAAACCGGGTAGCTTCAGTTTCGAGATTGTTCAACATCCAAGACTTGATAGCGTCAAGTTCGTATACATAGCTCTCAGGCAATAGTTGCAGACTTTGCCAAGTTGGTGTGCGCAACACAGGCGTATCAAACCACACTCGTTGGTATGTTGTACTGTATGTTTGTCTTAATTCCAGTATGGCAGCAAACAATTTGTGCAGAGTGGTCACGCTTAAATTGCTCATTGTTATGATAAATGTAACACTGTTGCGTTCCGGTATATCACGCAAGAATTGATGTACTCTGTCCCACAACAGGTCAAAGTCAAGGCCATGTCGGACATATTCTACTTGTTCAAACATTCCATCTAGGCTTACATACTGCATGAAGTGTTCTACGTTACCGTGCGTACTGCACAACTTGGATACATAGTTTTTGTATTTTTGCCACAATTTTTCATCTACGCTAAAGTTAGATGTTGTACTTAAATGCAAGTCTGGTTTGGGATTGGCTAACACATGATCAAACACTCGATATGTGTTTTTATCCATTAGTGGCTCGCCGCCAGTCATCCGAAAGTGTTCCAACTCTGGATACAATGTTGGCCACCATTCCCAAAAAGCTTCTACATATGGATTGTATTCTCTAGCAGGTATAGGCTTGCGTTCTCCTGCAAAATGTGTAGGATCGTTGTGCGGAGTACTAGTTGGCCAAGCGCCATACTTTTCTGTTTCGGCCATCCAAGTTGAACTATATTGCGGCGAGCAATAGCTACAACTTAGATTGCATGCACTGTTAAAGTCTACTTCGACATAACTAGGAGTAATATCTTCATCCCAATTTGCATTTGTTATTTTTTCAAAGTCTTTAATTGCCCACGGTTCGCCACTGCGATAATGCCTGTCGCTTAGTTTTCCATTGTCTTCCATCTTCCAGCAGTAGTCACACTCGCTTGGTCGCACACCTTCTAGCATTAGCTTGCGTTGTTGCTTTTTGTAGTCTGTATTATGTAACGCACTGGGATTTTTCTTAATAGCTGTTGCATCTGCCCTGTGCAATGGCGGATGGTAGCAACTGTTGTTCATTCCAGTAGTAAGGTGCAAGCTGAGTTGCTTCCACTTAGCAAGGCACATGCTGGGACTTATTGTGTCTAATTTTTGCTGTGCAATTTCTGCATCACTTAAAAACTTACTTTTAAAGTCTGCACCGACTTCATCGCCTTTATTTTGCATTACATCCAATCCAAATAATTTCTGTTGCTACGCCCAGGGAAAAAATCCAATTACTGTTCCGTTGGACATTACAATCTTTCTATCACTGACGGATTAATACCCACCAATGGATGGTCCAAAAACTTAGTGCATATTTGCCTAGCTGTTTCATAATTCTCATGCTGTGAGTGTAACACATCATGATCAAAAAAGTAACCATTTTCTTGAGTCCAGTCATCTGGGTTAGAGACTGTTTCATCATTCCATGTTCCCCAGTCATCTAATTTAGCAACAGATCCATTGAACTGATATTTTTCACAAAGCTTTACAAAATTCTCTAAATCAAAATAGTTATTATTTTGTATAGTGAAGTTTAATACAGTATCTTTTTGCTTGTTATTTTCAACTAAAAAATCAAAGTTGTCTAGCAGCACTTCCCAGTTGCCTCCACGTCGAATATTTTCAAAAACTTCTTTACTGCCGGCGTCAATGCTTATACTTAAATTTGCATTTTTAAGCATTTCGGTGTTGTGAAGTTGTTTCCGCAATAACAACCCGTTGGTTTTTAGTGTGAGTATCTGGTTAGGTTTGTACTTCCAGTTTTTAATCATCGGGCGAATAACCAAGCTAGCCAATGGATCCCCATCACCGCTTAGTACAATATGAATTTTATCATCAAGTTGTTCTAGCCAACCTAAAATTCGCATTGCAGCGTCAATCTTCTTGTCGTACACTGGCCCTGATGTTAGCATAAACTTATCACGCCGGCAACTAGGGCATTGTAAATTACAACTTCGATCAATATTAATAGCTAATTCGTAATACGATTGCTCAATGTCGCCGTGTTTAATTCCACAGTGTTGTACAGCACACCATGTGTAGTTCTTTGCATCAATATCATCCTGAAGAATTTTTGCTTTTGGACTAGAAAATACGTCAGCTAAACTTTCAAAATCCTGTACTTGCCCAACAGGAAGCGGAAGCCATCCATCACAAATACATAACAAACAATTTAAGTTGTCGTCAATGGCAACAACCTTGTGCGGAACATTACAACTAAATGCAATTGGTTGTGTCTCGCCCTTGCCACGTGGCATTGCTTTCATTGTGTGCTTGTAGCCAGAGCCAAGATTAGCAAACAAGGTTGCAACAGAGTTTGTCATGTTACCATCCTTCTTGTGCTCTAATAACATCAATTTCACGAGTCATGATATTTTTATTATTCCAGTTACTACGATAGTGATGTTTGAAAAATTTACTCTGTTCAGGAGAAAATGTGTTCATTGGCAAATCTAATTGTCTGTTTAATGCGGTAGCATGTTGTTCGATTATGTTAAGTGGATCAGTGTTTTCTATTTTGTTCCAAATTTGTTCTAGATTATCGAACCACTGCACTTCTTTGTGATTCCAATCTGTTAGCATGGTTTTGTATGTTCCGAGTCTTGCGCCGATAATTGCCCACAATCCGTAATCCGCATCACTGCCTACATTTTGCCAGACAGTCAAGTGATCGAGATTGCGACTATGCACCCGTTCTTTAAATTCGCTAACACTTGGTTTGCGTCCTCTGTCAAGGCACATCTTTACACCTTCACGAAAGCCAGCACGCCAGGCATGTTTAGCACTTCCATTTGGATGCGTAGTTGAATAGCAATTGTACATCGGCCAGTACAGCGGATCAAAACAAAACTCTACATCAGTATCATCAGCGCCTCCACTTGCTTCATGTGTGCGCATGTTCATAACAAACTCTTTTGTCCAAGAACTCATGCCGCCGTTACCATACATCAAACCATTAACATGATTACGTGCCCTCCAGCGATAAACTGCCTTTTCGTAGCTACTGTCCTTGTATTCAATGGTTTGATTGAAAAAAGACTCCTCGGGAAGATTGTCACCATCAATTAATATAAAACGTTCAGTGTCGCTTGCTTGTGCTGCGGCTTTGTGTGCAGCATCGCTGCCTTCCACCCCATCAACACGTTTTGCCCACGGAACCATGTTGCGTATCTTAACCCAAAACTCTTCTTTTTGTGGTTCATCGTAAGAAAGATAGATACAGTCCAAATCGGCAATATCAATTGAATCCATGTTAACTCCGTAATTTACTTTGAGTAAGGTTTAAAGTCGCCGCCATTAGCAACCAAGCACGCTGTTCCGTCATCATACAAACTCACTAGTGTCCAGGTGCCCGAGTCTTGGTTAACAAAAAACATCATTGAACTCCAATACTCTTTGCTGTCAGATGAACTCCGTTGCATGCCTCTGCCACTGTGCAAAGGTTTTTCGCCATAATTGTTCATAACCGTATTAGTCATCTGAATAACCGGTGCACAAGGTTGTGTAGTAAGAAAAAATTTAGTTTCTTGTTCTTGCGACAACACTGTTGCTGGTAGTAGTACTAGTATTCCTGCAATAAATGCATTTAATATATACTTCATTTAATATTTTCCTTATTATTATAAAGTATTTACTTTAAATAATATGTTTTACTAGCCCACTTAATATCACTGTTGTTGTCTACAATCATTACATTATCAGCTCTACACCTAGTACCAGTCTCAGATGGTGCTAGTTTTGTCCAACTAACTGAATCATTTTGCCTAACAATTTTGCCTTTACGAACAAGTATATCATAGCGACCTTGGCTATGTTGTTCTTGTGTTACTTTAATATAATCGCCGTCGAGTTCTTCCATACTGTAGAACAAGGGTTGCCCAGTTTCTTTATTATAGTACAATCTGTATTCGTAGTCAACCGGTTTATTGTCCGCTATTATTTGATCAAACAATTGTGCTAGTTCTTCTTCAGTCATAGTACTGCCCTAATTGTTGTGCTAGTTCTTTTTGATGATAGTGAACAAATCCGTATTGATTATGCCCATTGATGCGGAGCACTCCGTTGTCTACTTCCCATGTTAGCTCTTTTGTCCAGTCAACTGCACTAGTACCAAGTATTCTTGGTTTCATATGCACAATTTGAGGACCAATGCCAGGAGTAACAAAATCTCTGCTATTCAATGCATAAATTAAATCTGTATTGGCTATTTCGTCATTGCCTAGTTTAATGCTAAGTTTGATTTTATCCCAATCGTAAAAGCATTGTTTTACGTTATTAAAGAATCTTTCTGCGTCAGGGCTTACTCTCCAGTAAGTGATTGCATTATATACATCAGGTAAATTGTTATGATCAAATATTTTTCTATAATGGCGTACTGTTGATGTAGTTCCGTGGAAGTCCCGTGCACCAGTGCTAATCCAAACCGGCTTGTTTCGATATAGCGGCCACCAATGATCGACTGGGCCACTAACAACCATGTCTGCTTCTAATTTTACAGTTTCGTGAAACGGGCTAGCATAAAATACTTGCCAATCAGTGGACCAGCCGCCTGTATTGCCTTGCGGAAACTGCCTAATATAATCAAAAAGAGGATTTTCATAGTTCTCATGATCTGTGACCAAACAAATCTTTGCATCTGGATGCCAGTGCTTGAGACTTTTTGCAAGCGTTTCTGCACACGAAACATAGTCAACATCGTTGGAAGTTCCTGCAACAATTAGATATCCTCGATCATCTTCATACTGCATACAGTTTCTCCAAATAACTCTTGCACATAACATGTAAATCGTGATTTTTAACACAAATTTTCTTTTTGCGTTTATCATTGGTGTATTCAATCCACCAGGTATCATCAACTAAATCAATTTCCACATCAGTTTCTACATTTGCCATTGGCCACGGAATTTCGCATTGATGTGGATGTGTATTCCCATTGGCTAACAATAGTGCAATGCTTATCGCAAAGTCGTTTCGGTATTGTCTTGTATTAAATCCAAACAACGTGCCATAGTGTGCATAATTTTGTTCTACCATTTTCCAGATATCAAACACATCTTGTGTAAATTGACTGTGACGGTCAAAAATGACTACCGTTGCCCACCACATGTGTGAATTTTTTGTTCCAAACGTTTGTAGTCTCGGCAATGGCTGATGTATACTACGAACATGTCTGTGGCACAAAAACGGTTGTGAACTATCTAGTAATGGTGCCAACGAATCGTCGTTGACCATGTAATCTGTATCAACTAATAATGTTCTATCGTAAGGTGATAGATCAAGTGCAGCGTTTCTGCCAAAGTTATACCAAGTTGTTGTTTCTTTTCTGTCATGAAAATATCGCCTATTAGTGTTTTTACCGCGATCAACTATAACTTGACTGTCAAACATAACTGAATCAACAGATTTGTCAGTAACCAATGTTACTGGAATGTTAAGGTGTTTCTTTATTCGCCGGGCGCATTCAACAGCAAGCTTGGTATACTGTATTTCACTATCGAACGCAAAAAGTAAGGCACCTGTTGTCATCGTTGTTTAGAAATTTCATCGTATTCAACTTGCCAAGCATTCATTTGTTCTTGCCATCGTTGCATTGCTAATTTTTTAAGTTCACGTGGGTCTATGCTAACCGGTGTATTATAATAATCTTCGAGTACTACACGTGAATCTTGACAACAATCACATAATACGATCAAGTCTGGTGATGCCTTCCACATACCACCATCGTGCGCAAAAAGCATCTTGGCTTCGTACGTTTCCCGCAAGACAATTCTGGCTTGCTGGTGATCAAATCTAGTTTTAATGTTTTGGGAGAGTTGGTCTGTTTGCATGCTAGTAGTTAGCATGCAAACAGTGACCTGATTAAATTTTTAAATATTAAGTTAGCGTCCAGGATGCAGTATTTTGTGTTACTGTACCCCATGTACTTGCAATGTATGTAGTTGACGGTTGACGAACTACAGTGTTCATGGTAAGTGTTCCATCAATACTATCAAGACCTGGTGTACTAACATCATTTAGCGTTACTACGAATGTAATAGTTGATCCACTGATTGTTGCTGTAATTTCAGTGTAGTTTGATGTATAAGTGTATGTAGTAGCAAATTGCTTGTAAAGTGTTTGGCTGGTGCCAGTAAGATTGTAAGCACCGACTCCTTCGGCTAGCGTATCTGGAGTTCCGCTGCCACCAATTCTAGTAGTACCGAAGTAGTTTACCCCTGCAATTGTTTTATTAAGACCCGGATTACCGGACCCTGTTAACACAATTGTACCAGCTTGATCTAATAAGTTTGTCCACGATGTGTTTTGATCACTTGCAGAGCCGCCAGTTCGACTAAAGCTCATTCTAATCATACCACCTGCATTAAAGAAATAACGCAGTTGGTTATAGCTTGCAAATGAAACAGTCTTAGTTGTTGTTGCAGTTGCAGTCCATGCACTAGTTGTTGTAGTAGATTCTGTTGCATCGGAGCCACTAGCAGCAGCATTGTTATTATCTTGTATAGCTGAAACATTTGTTGCTAGCGCAGCGTATGCCGAGATAGTATCACCGGCTGTTGGACTTGTTATTGCTGTAATTGATGTCCCTTGGTGGTTAGCTGTACTAGTAATTCTTGCAAGCAATGTTGCCCACTGCGTAGCAGTGATAGTGTTGCCACCTGTTACAGTACCAATTGTGTTAGTTTGCCCATAGCCGTCGGTTCCGTCGCCGACACCCCATACTGTATCTGTTTTTTGAGCGAAGTCATTGTAATCTGCATGTGAAATTACGTCTCCTGCTGTGTATGCCATTTTAGTACTATTCCTTTTTTTATTAGTAGCTATTTCCTATGCTACTATATTATATCAGAGTGTAGCTGGGTTATACTTCTTATTATTATTTACCGTATTAGCTAATTTTCACAATTGCTTCTACAGTGCCAAGACCATCACTTGTTTTATCCGCTAGAGCACGGCCAATTACGTTAAAGGCTGTGACCTCATCTAATGTTGCTGCTCTAGCTGCGCCATTTCCTGCACTTACTAGTCTATCACCTTTGGTTACAAAACCCATTGTCATAACTGGAACACGCCCGGTCATAGCAATTGCTGGATGTGTGTCGTTGTTGCCAGAGCCTGCATTCATAGTATAAGCCGGCTGAGTTGATACTACGCCAAACACGCTAGGCGAAAGATCATCTACACAAATTGTAATTTCTTCACTGCCGCCAAGCTCAACAACTGTACCCGGAGCATATATTGCATCAGATGCAAAACGCTCCGCCAAGTCAGCGTATTGTGCAGACGTTGCTTTAGCAAATACTGTGTTAAAATATCCAGTACTTGATCCAATATTTCCGACACCGTTAGCGTTGCCATTTAATATACTGGCAGCTGTTACCGAGCCTGATGAAACCAAGCTGGTGTTAACAGTAACAACTGAAGATGCGCCATCAATTGTCATAGCAGTAGTTTGCGAACCGCCGTCGTTGACACGAATTATAATATCGCCATCTTGTGTTTGGTTTTGAAAGTACACATCTGTGCCACTAACATTTAGTCGACCATCGTTGTCAGCACCAAAATAGATACCTGTATCATTTAATACACTTACTGTTCCAGTTGTACTAGTAGCTGCATCTGAGCGCATAAACTGGGACGCTGTGAGTCCTTCTAGTCCATCACTGTCACTTGCTGTACCTTTAAATGTTGCACCAGCTACTGTGGTACTCATGTTTAGACCTGGAGAAATTGTAGCAAAGCCTGAAAGTGCCGCAGCCGGAGTAAACGTTGCGTCTTTAGACCAAATACCACAAATAACGTTGTTAACATACATCAACACAACAACATGATCTGAACCAGGGCTACTGTCAGTAATTGTATCAACAATAGCACCAGATGTGCCTTCGCCGCTAGTAAACGCTGGGCCAATTGTTACAAAAGAACTACCACTGTAGACTTTAAGTTGATCATTTACTGTATCAAACCAAAGATCACCTGCTACATTACTAGTCGGTGCTGTTGATGATGAAGTTGCTCCTGAAATAGACTTGAACAATGTGCCGTTATATACTTTAATAACGTTGTTGGTTTGGTCATACCATAATTGCCCTTGCAAAGGTGTGCCTGGTGCAGTTGTGTTTGCTGCATTTTCCAACAAGTGAACAAAGTTCTCTCCTAGGAACTCGCCATAGCCTGCGTAGTTTTTACCTACAATGACTTGGCTTGAATCTGTGTTAATAGTACCATCTGCAACTACTGCAAAGATTGTACCATCTGTTTTGTTAATGGTATACGCCATTTGTTTATTACTCCGTTTCCAAGTGTATTTATATCTTTATAATATACGTGTATTTATGTTGCACTAAGATTTGTTAAAGTCTGAATGCGCACTGTGTAATCAATTTGTATTTGTCTGTTCAATGATTTTTGAACCGGGTGAAAAATAACATGTGTTATTAGTCGCAAATTAGTTGCACTGCCGTTCCAAACTTTAAGTCCAAGTTCATCAAACACATAATCTCCATTAAAATCTGTTGAATTATCAAATGCCTGTTGTCCACTTGGCTCTCCATAATCTAACAGACAACTAACTAGAATGTCTGTATACACTTTACCAGTAGTATGCGTCACTGTTAGTTTGTTTCTACTAGTGTCAGTGTTTGATGCACTGTTGTCGTCGACTACTTTTGAATAAGTTGGATTATACAGATTAGCGTTTTGCCCTGTAGTGTTAGGTGGCAAATATGTAATAACCCCTGTTGGGTCTACACTACTTCCGCCGTTTCCAAATGACATATTATAGATTTGTCCAATGCTTTTATTTGCAAGACTATTCGCAAGTGCTTCGCTCATATTTTCATAATGAATTGCATTGCGTTTATCTATAATTACTTCATCGGTGTTTGGATCAAAAATTTTGATGTGCCCACTAATAGCAACCTGGCCATTTTCGTTTGGCGCAACTTCTTTATTTTGTTCCATTGACATCTCGTTAACGTTATCTTTATCTACTTCCATGCTGTATTTACCTATCTAGTTAACCTTGGTCTTTAAGAAATAATGCTGCTACGGTAGTTTGATCTTGCAATGCAATTCCGTTACTTGCTGTATTATTTCCTTGTTTGTACATTACGTTACCATTGACTATTGAGATATCAATTTCTACGCCATCAGCTGGTGCAGTTGTAAGTGTTACTTCAACTTGGGTTGCATCAACTTGAGTTACAGTATAATCAACAGTATTGATCAGCTCTGTGCCGCCAACGCTAACTCTAACTGCTTCGTCGAGTTCTGTACTGTCAACTGTTGATGGTACAACAATCCCAGACCCAATAAAGGTGGTAGTTGAACCGTCGCCAATATTTGTTTTATCAGTTGTAGTTTTTTGCTGATACGTACTTGGCAACTGTTGTGCTAGCCCAACATCACTGACACTTACGCCACTAACGTGCGCCATTGCACCGGTACCGGCTACACCTCTGCGCAATCCACTAACAGTGTTGTTTGACAAATCCCGTGATCTGTAAGTGATACGCTCTGCACCAACTATCATCTGTCCAAATATATTTGATTCTAGATTTGGTGCACTCAATTTGCTTGCATCCTTAACATAAACAACATCATCGTCTATTGCTAGTGCAGATGTTAACTCAGTGGTATTGCCGGTGTTCAGTTTGAGTATTTTTTGATTTCCCAACATGTCCTGGAAGATACGGAAGTTCAAACTATCCGGAACGACACTCATTGTAAATATAGTTACTATCAACACATCAATAGGTCCGAGTATACTGCCATTGACAGTAAGAACACTAAGCCCGTCCGTGCCAGTACTTAGTTCAAAGTCTACACCGTTTCTAAGATACTTGCCATTTAGCGATACAAACATTCTTTCAGGATTGGTTACAAGTCTACCGAGAGCAAAATTGTTAGTCTCTATAGATATACCAATTGTGTAGTCAAATGGGCTGTCGTCATAGTCATTTTCATCAAATGCAATACTAGTAGTTGCACCCTCAGTAGTAGGCCCTTGGTATACCTTGGTAATAATGCTTTGCTCTGATGTGTCATTGAATGTATATACAGTAAACGGTGTATCGGGTATAGCACCAACCCGCAACAATAAATCATTTGTGTTCACTATTGTATAATCAGCTTCAGTTGTTACTGCAATCAGAATTTTTGCACCATCTGCTGGTTGTGCATTTGCATTAAATTCAACATACCTGTCGCTACTGCCGTCAAACTCGCTTAGTGTCCAATCAACTGCTAGATTCTGTTGTACGTTATCAACGTACACAATTACATCGTTGTCTGCAATTAATCCTTGATTTGTTTTACCTGTTGTACTCAAATAGTAAGGACCCAAACTTGATCCGTCGCTAGTATATTCAATGCCCTCTGGTGCTCTCAAACGTAAACCATCACGTTCAACTAACATGTTAACAATGTTTGTTCCTTGTAAACTGTTTGTTAGTGCATATTGAGATGTACTGCCGTCGTGGGTGAAACGTTGTATTTGAGGTGCACTCCAACTTAGTTGCGTTGGTGTTGTTACTCCAAGTGCAACAATAGTAACCCAATCAGTTGACGTGGGCTGTGTATTAAATGTTACATCAGTTGCAAAACTGCCGCTGGCTGCATAAGTGTAGTTTGTAAAAAGTGCGCCATTAACAAACACAACCATCTCGGCAATTTCTGTGTATGCTACGTTAATCTGCTGTGTTGCATTGGTGATGGTGTTGCCTACAAAACTTTCTTTGTAAAGTTGCGATCCACCTCCTAGTCCATAGATTTGAACATCAAACACATCTCCTACATTTCCACTATTAAGTGTAATTACTTTAGTAACCCAATTAATAGTGTAGCTACTTGGATCAACATTTTGTCCACTGAGCTCGTTATAAACTTCAAGCTCAATGGGGTGCTGTATAAGACCTGCAAAACTAACTGTTGTCCCAACTCCGGTGTACTCAACGCTAACACCCTTGATGCTAAAGCCGTGGCCGTTATTAGACCAATCACTGCCTGGGCGAGTGTAAACTTTGAGATCTAATGTATCAAACTCACTACCTGGGACTAGTTCCTCTGGTGCATGTGAGCTATATGTGTCGATAAATTCGCCACCTTCAACATTAATATCAGTTGCACGTATTCCCAAGTATGAATCAGTAAACGAGCTCTCATATATAACATCCAAGATTTCGGCGCTGTATGTTGGCAAGCCCTCGGGGCCAACCTCAATGTTATCAAACGGATTAATATCGTAGTTGCCTACATCAAAACCGGTGTTTTGGTCAAAGTCTGGTCCTTGTACTTGTACACCAGGGTAATCAATCCCTGTCATTAGCTGTGCTAATTCTCGACCTGGATCAGATGGAGTTGGCGTATACATACCAATTGTTCTGTCTGCGCCGTCTAGTGTACTTGGATCAACTATTGTATAATTGTCAGGATCGAATGTTGAGGTACTAGTAAAGTCTGCAATTACTTGATAAACTTTTGCTTGTGTTGTAGCAACCGTGCCAACAGTAGGCACAGGATATCGCACAAGTTCATTTGCAGTATAAACTGTATTTGCTTGCCAATCAACTACTTGACTGTTGTAAGTAATTCTGTCGTACTTGATTGTTGTTACTATGTCTCGAACTAGACTTGGCGCAAGCACTGCAATTGCAGTTGCACCAACGCCGTTGCCACCCGAGATAGTAATAATTGGAGTAGTCGTATATCCGCTTCCGGGTGTAAGCACAGTTACACTAATTAATTGCCCAGCACTATTAACTTTTGCTTCCATTGTTGCTTGTGTATCTGCATCACCTGTTACAATAACTTGTGGAGGAACAGTATACCCCGAACCACCATTTATTACAGTAACACTGCTTAGTTCTAGCAAGTAGTTGCTAATCCATTGGCTGTAGGGCCAAGTTTTCCATATTGGGTCAGTACTAGGAAAGCTGCTCAATGACATAGGATTGTCAGTGTTGTTGTCCAAGATAGGCGATATGAATCCTTGTCTTAGCTCGTCATAATAAGCTGGCACATCAAAATCTGTAGCACTACCATTGTAACTGTCAATGCCTTCATAACGCAGGTTAAATTCACGAATTTGAACATGATAAGGTTTAATTTCATCGATGTAATCGCTAACAAAGTCTTGGTTATCACGTTTATAAATCGGATACGGAAGCAAGTCGCGAATTTTGTGCGAAACATCAATCAAACTAGTCTTAAACAACCAGTCTGGTGCTGTTTGCTCGGTTATAATAAATTCAAATGTTTGAATTAGTAGCTCATTTCGATGAATTTCTAAGTCTGTTGTGAATATTTCTTGATTTAATGCTTTGAGAATCTGACGTGTTTCAGTGTTTGGTGCTTGATCGAATCTTTGTGCATCAAAAACTTCAGTATCAAACCCAAATCGCCCAATTGAATAATCCCAAATAGTATTATTGATTGCAACTGTACCATCAGTGAGCTGTACACGCACCCATTCATTAGAAGCACTAGTCCATTGGTATATTTCGCTTTTGCCAAAACTATTTGCAGTTACTTTTACTGTTTGGCCATTTACTGGTGTTAATGCAAGTAGGTCACTGTATACTGCAACTTCAGTTTTTGGGCTAATTGATGCATCATATCCTACTGCTACCCAGTCAACATAGCTCCAATAAAGTTTAGTATCGTATGTTTGAACTCTACTGAGTAACAAGGATTTATCTGCTTGTACTGTATAAGTTGTCCACAATCCTTGCTGAGTGCTGTCACTTGCCACCAAGTAAATATATCCAACAGGAACTTGACGCAGGTCTTGATATGTCAATTCTGCATATGTTGCAATTCGTTTATCCCAGGCGCCACTATCTTTAGTCGGCTCTGGTTCTTCGCTATTAAGCAAATCAAACTTCTTGCTGTCTGTAATAGGGTACAGTGCCATAATTTTATTTGCTCGTGATAGATAATTGTCAAGAGCAAGGAATCGATCTTTGAACATGCTCTGTCTTGGTCTAAAGTTAACCCCGTACTCGTCGGCTGCACTTAATGTTGCATCTGGTACTATGTTGCCTAGTGTATCTTCGCCACAGAAACTATCAAGTAACTTTCTATAAAGGCTGGCGCCAAGGAAACTACTAGGGTTTCCAGCAGTAACCAAGTCGTATTCAGCATGGACATTGTCGGTGTTTGCAATTTTATCAAATTCGATGTGTAAAATTGTATCTTTAGCACTAATAAAACTATTACAGTTGTAAAGTGCTGTTGTGCTAGGTGTTATTGCAGCCGCATAACTAATGCCACTACTACGTGGATTTTCGATATACTGTGTTACCCCAGCAGCACTTAGAGTTTTACCCGGGCTTACGCTTGTGATGCCTTTTACCCAATAGTAATAATAAGTTACAAAAGTTCCTGCACTGTCGAGCACACTTGTCATAGTGTAACTCGTGGTACTGTAAACTGTGCCAGTTCCTGTGTATTCGCTTGGCGGCACTGTATTCTCTGTCCACTGATACACATCTACAACAGAACCTTCAAATAGTTGACCCCATCGTCTGGCTTTGTATTCAATTGTGTCTTGGTGATAATCAATAAATCGAACTGTTGATAAATCCCACCACATTTCCCCGAGATGATTACTGTTCCACTGTGAACCAAAATTGTTTACTTCGCCAGTATTATATGCAGCAGGATCAACACCGCCGGTGTAGTTAATATTTGCCTGCGCTGCTCCGAGTATTTTTCCATTCAACGGATCAATGAAGTCCAAGTAATTAGTAACATCATTGCTGCGCTTGTCATAAAGGAACACACTGTTTAGAAGTGCGGTGTTGACAACTGGCTCTTGCTTGTATACTATTTTCCAAGCTAGTTCTTTTTTGGCATTAATAACTTGAATAGTGCGGCCGCTGTTAAGGTCTGTACTATCATCAAGATCATTATTTGGTGCACCTACTAGCAACGTACCGTTGCGATAATCAACAGCTGATCCAAATTTATCAAGACTGTTTATAGTTGTGTCAAATATTTGTTGACCAAACACAAATTTACCAAAGTTTGTAATACTTGGGTTTGCTGCATTTAAGAAATCATATGTTATTGCAACGCCTGATTGTGTTACTGGATCATTAAATGGTGTGCTACCTGAATCAAAATCAGTGGTTGCAGCATCAAATGTTGTTGCCATAATTGCAGTTGAGTCTGGTGCACCAACTACTAGTGTTAGTGCATTATTACTAATGCTTGCACTGGTTCCAAAATGACCATATGCTTGCACTATTGGCGATGTGATCTGTTGTGCAAATACCATTTGTTCAATTCCAAGATCAGCATAGGCTGTTCCAGCACCAGGTAATACTTGCAACTTGATAAATTCATCGCCAGCAGCTACATTTTGCAATGTGAGAAGCAATTTACCAGCATTGTCAATTGCAGTTATATTAGGAATATTTGCATCATTGATATCACCAACCAATGACGCAACTGTTGTACCAGTTAATACAACATAATAATTGTTAATACGAATACTATTTCCAACAGTTAATACTGGATTAGCAATAGTTCCTGTTATAGTGCCAAACAATCTACTTTGATTTGCCCAGCGCTCAACACTACCAGCTTCGGGTTTAATTGCACTGTCGTTTGGCACACCGACATACAAACTACAATTTGTTGGGCAGTTTTTAACTACACTACCAAAATTATAACTAGCGCCAGGTGCAGTTGATTGTATGCTTTGCATCAGTCTAAAAGTGTTGGTTTCAATTTCAATTATATCGCCAACATTTAGTGTTACAGGATTAGCAGTAGTGCCAATTGTAATAACATTGCCAGCAACACTAAACTGCGGATTGTTAAAGTTATTAGTTGGAATTAAATAATTGCCATTAACAGTGACACTTACCGGGCCATTTGGGGTATCTGTAACAGTGTAAGTTTTAACTGTTGCATCGATTACTTGAAATCTTTCAACACTCCTGTCTATAATATGAACTGTGCCTGCTAGAGTGTCAGAACCAACTGTATCGTCGGGTGCGCCAATCATGATCTGACGTCCATCGGTTGTTGTCGAAATGCTTTGCCCAAGTCGGGCACCGCCTACTATGCCAGATACAGTAAATGTGTCAATGTGTTTCCAGTAATTTTTTGAATTAATAACAACTGTACCTGTTGCAGGCGAAGTAAGCACAACATCATCGCCAACAAACGTATAATCAATGGTTGGGCGCTGTAGTACGTTATTAACATATACTGCAAAACTATAAATGTCACTTACAGTGTACAACATGCTGGTATCAAATGTAGTTTTTGCAACTGCGTTGTTGTCTGTAAAACCCTGAAATCGTGTAATTCGCAATGCATCGCCGTTGTTTAGTGCTGCATTAAATGTTACATATGTTACGCCGCTAATAGTTTCTAAGACCCAATCTCCGCCAACTGGTTTATTAATGTTGTTGACAGTTACACCAATTTGTGTTTGGTCGCTAACTACGATATCTGGGGTGATTGCAAATCGAGTAGTAGTAGAATCGCCGGTGTATTCTATAGCTTGATTTTGTACATCGACCAAGTTATATGCGTCAATTTCGTTGGTAGCTGGTGAACTAATATACATCCAGCGTTCGTCTCTACTGATGGCTACTCCGTGCCCGTGCTCTGGTGTACCAGCGGCACCGACAAAGATTTGTGTTTGCCTGTAGCTACCATTGGTTGGATTTCTATTAATAGCAACTGCGTAACCTCTATTGCTGTCACTAGCAGATGCGCCCACAATTGCCCAATCAAAATCACCTACTGCTAAACTACTACCAAATCCACTAAATCCAGTGGTTGCAGGGGATATAGTACTAGTTTCTACATATACACCTTCGCTACTATTGTAGGCATTTATTGCGCCAACCCCGGAATTAAAACCTGGAGCACCGACTATTAACCCTTGGTTACGCAATCCCTGGGCAATGGCTGTACCGAATCGTGAATTCATTTCAGTGGTAGGAGAGGCTAGGTCACTTGGTTCGCCAAATGGATTAATTTTCTCCAACACTTCCCAGTTGTCGCTGCCGTTATTGTCAGCCCACACTTCGTTGGTAGGCAATATGTCGTTTACAAAGCTCAAGTTAGCAATATCAGCCGGCTGTGCAACACGAACACTTTCTAACACAAACGCACGACCGTTGCCAGTTACGTCAGTTGTATTTCCGAGTAGTACTAAATCAAGAACTAGAGTTTTTAGCCCTGTTACTGATTTAACAATATAAGCGCCATCAACATTATTATTGAAATATTTAATAACCAATCTATCAGCTGCTAACAATCCGTGATTAACATCAAATGTTACTGTACATGTTCCATTTAAATTATCAAATACACGGACAACATTGGCATTAACCAAATTGGTCCTATAGATATTCCAATCATATCTATTGTCCTTTGCTACCCATACATTAGTGCCAACAGTAACTTTCTCCATGTTAAGAATAACATTTGTCAAGTCATTGTAGTCAAAAACTTTAATATCAACATCGTCGTAATTTACATAACCAGCACTTGGTAATCCCACATCTTGGGGAATCTGAGACACTGTTGGTAGTATGTCTGGATCGGTGATTTTATAACTTTGTTTGTATAAGTTGTTTACTAAAACTGTTTGATTTGCGGTACTTGTTTCACCAGCATTAACAACATCAATTGTAGTTGGATTACCAAGTAATTTGCTTTCGTCGAGTTGCAATTCATAGTAACTACGATTTGCGCTTGCGCCATATATCCCACGCTGTATTGCCCAGTTTTCGAATATTTCATATTCGGCTTGTTCTTTGCCAAGATTGGCACTCTTAAAGACTTCGGCTGCCTGTAGTGTGCCTTTTGTTCCCAAGAATTGCGAGTATAGCCCGGCTTGCGAAATATCGTCTAAGTTTAAATTCTGCATATACTGTCTTGGTCTGAATCCAATTAGTCCCATACCAAGTAATGTAGCATCGTCTTCAAGATTTGCAGTGTGTATATCATAGTTTTCTTGTAAACCGCTTGCTTTACTAGAAAGGTTCGGCAACAACCCTTTTTGTATTTTATTATAATCGCTTTTTATCCACTTAGAGAAATCAAATTTTTCTGTTGGTGCTAATAGTTCAACTGCACTCCAGTAAGAATTCTTATAAAAAACAATTTGCCCTTTGGTGTATGCTTGGTTAGGAACCCAGGGCTTAATGTTATCCTCATTGAGAATAAATCCTTGTGCATCAAGTGTACCGTTCCAATCATACACTGTGTAACCATTCAATAACAAGCGACTTTGTCTTGCTGCGGTCTTTGGTTCATACACAAGGTCATTAAAGATACTAACATTATCAAAAACAATAATGTGTTCATAGCTAGTAAATCTTGCATTAAGATAACTGAAGGTTTGGTTATTAAGACCAACTAATTTTAGTTCATTGTCCAATCTTTCGACTGCATATTCGTTTGTTGTTAGCGGAGTATAGTTCTGATCCAACAATACATCATTGATGTTTTCGTTTTTTAAACTTTCGACTACGCTGTTTGGCTGCTCTAATTTTAGTACATTAGCAGCTGGGTTTAAATTAATCAGACTGCCTGCAATCCAAGCTTGCCCAGCCCAGTATAAAAATTCTTGCGCCATTTGATCCCAATTAAGGATCACTGTATCTTCACGTGATTCAAACGCCATACCTTGTGACTCAAGTAGTTTGCCGTAGCTAACTAAAAAGTCAACAACTCCGTTTTTACTAGTGAATTCGTAACCATATGGCACAGTGATTACATTGTTAGAATATGTATTAGCAACACGGAATGTTTCGCCATTCACCGTCATCCTGTTGAAGTTTCCGCTTGGTACACTTTCTAGTATGCTGAAATATGGTTTTGTAGTTGAGTACCCGCTAACAGTATAGCCTGTTGTAGTTCTTTGTACAATAACGCTGCTATATTGTATTTCAGAGAAACTTGGGTTTTGGTACAGGAATAGTTGATAACTTTCGTCAGGCAACAACAGGCTAGCATTAAGACTGTTCGGAGAACTCTTCTCGCTGAATATCTTTAAATAATTCTGATCGCTGAACGCTGCCATTCTATAACATAAACGCACATCAATGTTTGCTAACTTATCTGTTAATAGTGTAGTGCTGTCTAAACCAGTAACTCTATTATAGTCAACAATGAAATTAATATAACTGTTCTTAATACTGCCGTTACCATAAATTCCAATTTGTGACGCATTTAATCTAAATCTATTGTTTAACAAATACTGACCAAAGACTGCATTATAATTCCAAGCATCTCTGTCAGAGTACAACGAGAAGTAATCTGCTGGCTTAGTCAGTGCAAGTAATCTTTGTATTGCAAAAGGATAATAACTACTACGTCTCCAGGCTGTTTCAGCTGGTCCCATGTCACCAGTAACCCAAGATTTTTTGAAACTGTTTTGGTCATAGTTGCCAACAACACTGTCAAATGGTGATAACAGTCTTCCTTGGCTATCAGTGGGAATAACATTCAACAAACCAGGGCGTACATAGTCTGGCAGCACATATGGTGCAATTGGATCTGCAACACGGCCTGCTGCTAGATCTTCCCATAGTACCAAGTTACCCGAAGTGTAAGGCGCAGGGCCATATCGTGTTTCCCACCATGATGGCTTTTCGGATAATCCTAGCATTTCCCAAGGACGGGTGTCTGGGCTGTCTGTGTCGTATAATTGGAAGTAAATTGCTCTCCATCCACCTAGTAAAGAATCGCCCGACAAACGATTGGTACTGTTACTATAGTTCCAAGTAAATTCATTGGTTGCAATGTAATCTTGATTTTTATATGGAACACGATTACCGCCTGCCCAACTTAAGAAACTAACAGCAAGCATGCTATTAATTGTAGCTAACGAGTAATCAGTGGTACGGAATTGACCAGGAATAACATCAGCTGCACTAATAGGCAACGTTTTGCGGCTTTCGGCACTAATTTTTATATTGTTGTATACTCGCTTTTCAAACTCAAGCAATACATTGTTTCTAAAATCACCTTCGTCCCATGCAATTGTTATACTGCCGTCGTGTCCTCGAATAACCTGCTGCGGTTCAACGTATGTAGTATCCTCAAATTTTTCTGGTTTAAATATTTCGTACATGCCCATCATTGACGGGGTTGCTGGCACATAACTGCCAGATGTTGAAGTATATTCGCGGATACTGATAATGTCACCTGTTGCTAATGTAACATTCTCAGTATTAATTGTGATACGAGGGCCGTCGGCTGCTACCGTATAGTCGTGTCCGTTACCAATTAGGATAGTCTCGATTCCGGTGCTCTTCGGTGTATGGTATACCAATATACCTGCATAATTTGCCGCAAACATGTTGTAACTATAAAGTGTGTCAAACACGTTTGTAGTAATTGCACTAACTGTGTATGTTGTTAACTCGAACACAGGCCCCGACGGGATAGCATCGGTCCAATAGAATGGACTTAGTTGATTTTTGCCGCTGTTTATTGCGTCCAGTGTATCATCTAATATTTCGGCAGTTGTTTTTGATTGCCAGTCATTTTGTGCAACATAGTTTAAAATCTTATTTTTTGTTTTGTTGTATTCAGTTGCATTAAATTCCAATGCACGAAAAAACTCAAAGTCCCTGCCATTAATGAAGTTTGTCATCATACTCAATGGAGCACTTTGTTGCAGAATTAATCCGCCAAACGGAACAACATTGCCGAGGTCACGTACATTGTTTGCACCGTGAATCTTCCCGGAGAAGTTTTCTAAATTTTGACAAATACTCTCGTAATGCTTACGAATAGTGCCTAAGGTGAATCCGTTGCTATTTTCGTTTAGTGCATTTGATTCAAGGTTAACTGGTATAGTATAAAAAGCAACACCGCTTTCAGTGTTACTGATAACTTGAACTTCAACGATTGCATCAACTGCTGGTTGTTTGTCCGTATTAAACGTAATTGTAGTCGTACTGTCAACATTAGTTGCATAAGTGTAATTTTCCGGGAGAACAAACTGCCCCTCAACATACACTTTAACAGGAATCAATGATTTATCAGCAATTACTTGTACATCCAACACAAGAGGTAAAGACTTGTATTCAAAACTGAAACTTTGTCGTTGCACTGTTTTAGTAAATGATGTTTGCCATCCTAGCAGTTTATCAAATGTAGTTCTAGTATTATACTGCCTAACTGTGCCTTCGTCGATTGTTTTTGTAACACTAACTGTACCGTTTACGTATACAAATGTATCGACATACAAGTTATTGTCGAATACAATATCGCCAACATTAGCAATAGTTGCATACTTTAGAGGCTGTTCGATAATAGTATCCGTTGCACCGCTGCCCACTGCATAGCTGAACAACTTAGTACCTACAAATGTACTACTTGGATAGACAGTTGTGTCAGAGTAGCTGTAGCCATTACTGTCGAATATATCAAATAACGGTGCTTGATTGACTTTGGTTTTTTGCTGTGCACTGATCCAGTTGGTGCCGTTAAACCAATATGCTTTGCCTTGTTGTGTGTTTCCACTCATTACTACTGTAGTGGTGTTAGCAGGCACATCAGGAGTTGTTAAACTTGCTGGTTGCAAATCAATAATTGGCGTAGCACCCGGAGTTAGTTCAACAAACTGTACTTCGTAAATTTTATTTCTTACTTCGGGGTCTGCATCAGCAGCAAAAATAACCTGCGATCCTGAGATCAAGCTGTACCCGTCGATCGAATACCCAATTGTACCATTAATGTTTGAAAAGGCATCTGTTTCAGAAAAGTCAATAATATCAATACTATTAATACCTTCTGTACCTGCATTGAAAAGTTTTAGATTTTTTCTAAACTCTAAGATAGGACGTTTGGCTCTGTTGTCATTGTTGATTGTCAATGGAACGTTGTTGTATGTTGCTGTAGCGTCCAACACATCAATATGGAACCATCTGTTGCTGCGGCTCCAGGCGTTGCGGTCTATGCTTGCACGGTTGACTGTTAAATAATCTTGCTCAGTTGGTGCATTCAGTGTTTCATCAAAATTGCCTTCATCATATGGGTTAGAGTCATATGGCACACTGGTACTGGCTGTGTACTTCTCTGGAGTAACAAAATTATCTGTTAATAACAAGTCAATAGAAGTTCCAACTCCCTCGACATAATATTCGTTGTTTTCGTAACTTGCAGGAACAACCGTTCCAATAAAACGTACCTTAAGACCATTAGTGAACACAACACCATTGGGAGATGTGTAATTTGTTTTCCCAAGTATTTCAGATATGTTTAAATCTGCGGCATTCTCTTGATCAACAATGCGTATGATACCAAAATTTGTTTCGTCACTGCCACCTTGATAGTAAAGAATATCAGAGTTAGCAGTAATAAGAGGTTGGCGCTCCATTGTACCTTCAGCATTTTTATACCAAGTAGCACCAGCATTGTTTGCACCGTATTCAATGTTTGTTTTGCTTAGATTTGCAATACTCTGATTAACAGTAAGCTCCATGTACGGACGATCTGGATCTGCATAGTTAAAGTTAATTCTCCATTGCACATATCTTTCAGCATCAGTTGCTATTGGAGTAGAATCGTCAAATGGGTTTTCTCCGTATCCGTTTCCTTCTGTGTCAAACGGCGTTTGGATTTCCCAGCCATCGTTGCCAGTGTTTGTTAAAATTAATGTACGATTTTCTAAATCAGAAATTCCGTCAATGCCGCCATTGGTAGCAAGGAATTCGTCAACATACTGATTGTTAATATCAGTAAACTTTAGTGTACCGTCAATTAAATCAGTTGCCCCAATATCAGTGAGTGTAAAGTAAAAGTTCTGTGCGCTTTTAGCAGGTACATCAAATGTAACAGTACCGGCGTCCTCGCCGTTGTTAGATACGCCTAATACCTGTCTTGACGATTGGTTTGGCTGAGATGGTACTACTCCACTTGTACCTGGAACACTTTGTATCCAAAAGTTGTTACCCGGGCTGTTAATATTAAAAGTATAGTTCCCTTCACGTACAAAAGACAACGTAGGTAACGTACCAGCTTCACCGGAGAAGGTGTATCCGTCGTCTGTGTCTTCTACATCAAAATCATCTTGTACAGGAATGGAATTTGAAAATACATCAACACTATCTGGTCCACTGGGTACCCAATAGTATTGCCCAAAATTTACATACTTGTCATAATCAACAAATGGATCAAAGCTATAATATTCACTGTTAAACAATCTGTCGTGGCGTGAAACATCAGCGCCTTGCATTTTTAAACTGTCAATGATACCTGGATAAGTGATTGCATTTTCAACTTGATTTGTATTTGGTTTAAGCTGAACAACTCCTGGTTCCATTTGGTAGTTTGTTCTAGTTTCGGTTGGCTCCAGCACATAATTGTCACTAGCAGTAACACCAGGGCCGATTTTTCGCCCAATATAACCTTGTGTTGGTTTTAATTTTGGGTTTTGGTACAGTTGGTCTAGTGTAGATCGCAGCAATTGTTTGTTTGTAGGTGTTTGAAAAATTTCTGGAAGAAACTGCTCAGAACGAATTCTTTTAGCCATAGTTTATACTACTCCGCTGTTGGTTGCTGTACGTAATTGACTGCTAGTCAATGCGCTAATAACTTCAACATCGTTAACTGTTGCTGCATTAACAAAAATTTCATTTGGTTGGCTGCGAATTTCGTATAAGTCTCCGAATGATTTTGAAGGATCTGTAGGCACAAGTACTACAGTAGAAATAATACTGCCTAATTGATCATGCAAGTATGCAGTAAGCTCCGAGAAGAAGAATGTATCTCCAAAATCCCAATTTTCGATAGTAAAATATTGATTCATTGCAGTAATAACTTGACTTTTAATTTCACTAATACTCACTGTACTATTTGGATTTTTAATACATTTAACTGTTGCCCTCAACTCAGGGTCTGACTTGGTGCCAAACAACGGTTTAAAAGACACACTGTTTAAAATAATATTGTCGGAAATCATTTTATAATCATTTAATTTACTATAACTTGTTGTTAGTTCGTCAATTGTGGGCTGTGACGGTTCTTTAACAGTTCCGGTGCTGTCTTTAACATAGTTTTGATATGCAGTATAATATGCATCAGTTACTAGATATATGTCGATGATGTTGGTTGTGCCTGGATCAATTCTTCTACTTAATGGCGCATTGTGTCTGTACTGGAAATACAAGTCTTGGCGACCAGTATATACTACGTAACCCAATGCTTGCGTTATTGTACGAACACCATCATATGCAACTGTTAACATGTAAAATAGTTTGTCAGTGTATGCATAAAACACTTGCTTGTCTGCAAATTCACTTTTAACTAATTCAATTGCATCTTTGGTTGCATATTGCCCATTAACAACCCCGCTTGCTAGTGGAATATATCTTTCTAGATTATCAAAATCAACAGTTTTTTGTAGATACACCCGTTTGTTGTTAGGGTTTGTAGTAGGCGCAACCAATGTTTCAAAGTAATCTGGATTGTCCGGAATACCATCATTGTCTGAATCTTTGTAACTAATTCTAACACGGAAATCATCAACAAAGCCGTCTGTTTCGGCTGGCTGCCCAACAATGTCAAGTACCTCATCACTGTTTAATGTTGAACTAGAATCAGGTTGATTATTTGTTTTTAGCACATTAATAAAATCATTGATAACTGTGCCAGTTTTTGGATCGTAAACTTTTTGTGTACCATCATAGAAGAAGCGAGTTTCTAGCACACTAGCCCAGAAGCGTTCCAAGCTTCTTGAAGTTACAGTGTATGTAACACCATCTGTTTCAAATGCAACCAACCAACTGTTGTCTAAATTTGCACCACTTGTATCTTGCGCATTAGCAAGACTGAAAGTTGTACTGTTATCTAAGTTAGTTGATGTAATAACATACCACGTCTCGGTAAGATTGTTGTACCCTAAACCAAATGCTCTGTACAATTCAATTTGTTCACGCATGGTTTGCTCTAATGTAGTAGGCAAATCAGTAACAAAGTTTGTAATTACTTGCACTGGTACAGCGTTTGTTGGAATAAAGTTGTTAAGAGTTACAGGTCCTGTTCCGTCTGTGTTGTTACCGACCCCAAAGTTTGTGCCGTCGAGCTCAAGTTGCGTAACTGTTGCCCAAAGCACCATTTTATCACCGGGCTGTGTCGGGCTACCGGTAGCCAGTCTATTAAATTTATTAAAATATTGCCCAGCTGGTGGTACAAACTTAACTAGGCCACCTTGTGAAATGTATTTTTTATTATCAGACGCTTGTGGCCCAACTGGTGCCGGGGCGTTAGTAGCAGCAAATCTAAAATAACCTGTTGTTTCGTTGTTAGCTGTTGTACTTTGATTCCAGTTAAGATTCAAACTAGTTAAATCTGGGCGATTAAAGTTTTGATAATAAAACTCTTGCATACCTCGACTGGATAACAAAGGTTCTACTTGGTTAACAATAACACTGCTAATATCATTCTGATCAATAAACGTAAATGTAAAACCCGGAGTATCAGTGGTTTCGTAGATCAATCCATCACTTGCAAACACGTTAGTCGAGCTATACTTTCCGGTGATGTCAACCAAGTCTAAGTAGCGACTTGTACCAATAGAACTCCTGTTAACTGCCTTTGATTTGATGATCGTGTTGTACAATGTATACGGGAAGTTGTTGTAATCTTCGCCATTGACCATTCTATTTTGTGTGTAAAATCTAGCAGGTGCACGTTGCTTGATTTGGCTAATACTTTCTCTATTAGTTGCGTTGCTCACTGGTTGCGTTAGTGCACATGTCATTGACAATGTTTCGTTGCGACCAGTTCTGCTTATGTAGGTAATAGAAATAACAATGTTTTGCATTTCGTCGGTGTTGATAACATAGTTCAAACCGTTTGATGCTCTAACATAAGATCTAAATGTGCCAACTGGGATAGACGAAAATACTCCGTCACCAAAGTTTAAATTAATCTGATCATTTGTTCTTGATGTAATAGTGAAATATCTACGCTGTTCTGGAGTAAGTTGTTCAACTGCACCGGTGTACAAGTTTTCTACAAAATCCCATTCGTTACCAACGGCGCCAGTTGAATCTATTTCATACAACCAAACATCTTCATTGTTAATGCCTTCAATGTTTACGTTAACCACTCTATTACTAATACGCTCGCCCAAGTTAAAAGGATAATCAGTTAGCGATCCTTGTTTAAACATAAAGAAGAATCCTGTATTGGCACTAGCGTACCCTTGTTTATCATTTCTGTACAACATATTAAATGCACCATTGGGTTTCGGCGCAGGTTCGTATAGGTAATCTTTGTCTAGCGAAGTTGAGCTAACGGCTTCAAATACCATGTTAGTACCATTAACTGTTGATGAAAATGGTACCACCGGGAGAAACCCAGGTGCAAGATTGATCTGATATTCGTCATTTTGCACACCAAGAATAGTTTGGCTGTTGCCAGGGTTACCAAATCTTTGGCTACCGTTCAGCACACTGTTAACAATTACGGTGAATTGCTCTAGCCAGTTTGGATTAGTAGTATCGTTCCAGTTAACTGTGACATTAGACAAGTTAACACCAGTAAAATCAACTATGTCCTCGGTGCTGCTAATACTTTGTATTTTTAAAAAGCCTTGTGCCGCTGTATTACGTTTAGGAGTGTAACTTACCAATTCGGCTAGTTTTGTCACACTGTCTCTACGTTCTGCAGTGTCGAGGAAGTTCTCTCTTGTGTTCAGGTCATTGCGAAAGCTGCCTGCTTGTCCCATAAATGCCATAACATCAAGGAGGGCAATAAATTCCGAACTTTCAATATAGTCGTTAAAGCTTTCTGGGTAATTCAGACGTATGTAGTCAATGAAACTTTTTCTTAATGTTTCAAAGTCATAGCTTTGAAAGTCAGCTTCGCGATAGGTTTGGTAAATTCGTTTCCAATCCTCAACGCCGAATATACTGGTTTGTCTAGTTGTTTTTGCCATGTTTATCTATCCTTGGCAAGTATTTATGATACTAATAAACTGGGTAGTTTATACGTCTGAAAATGCTGCACGTTGCTGGTTTTGATCGAAGAAAATAGACAGCATTTCAGCATCCTGTCCTTGTACTGTTTGTACTTCTAGTTCAACTAATAATCCGTTTTCTTGTGCATAAACATTAATGTCACTAATAGCTATTCTAGGATCTTGTGCAACCACTCGCTGAATTTCAGTTATCACTTGCTGAGAGGTGCTGGCATTTTGTGGTTCATATATTAAACTCCACATGGTTGTACCCACATTTGGACGACCCGGCATTTCGCCTTGTCGTATGTTCAATGCGTTTAACAAGTCACGCTTGATCAGTGCAAAGTCAGTGACCGTATATGACTTGTATTTGTCGATTGTGCTGTATCCGATAAATGTTGGCATATTGTATTTATTGTCCTATGATAGTCTAGTTCGTAAGCTGTCAATTACAGTGTCGGCATTGCCGCCCCGGCCTGCTGCCATTAGTTTTAATGCTGTTTGATAGTCTTGAACAGTTTGAGGCAATGTTTTTACTGTTGCATTTTGTACTTTAAATGAGCCGACAACTGATGTAATTGCATTGTCGATCCCAGCTCTATTAGCAGTGTTTGCTATTCCTTCAACTATTGTGTTGTTAGCGAATGCAGGAAACGAATACGAGCCACCTCCGCTAAAAAGCCCAGAAAATCCGCCAAACAAGCCGCCGCCGCCAAACACATTACCAAGAGATGGAATGTTTGCTAGACTAGCAACATTGCTAAGATCAACTGTTTGCAGAACTGAACTCAATCTTGTTGTTGTAAATCCTTGCAATACATCAGGTATTTTTTCTGCTATCATATCGACTGCAAACTTGCCCCCTTGTACTATTGAGTCCATATCCAAACTAGTAATTTTACTACTGTTGATACCAGCAAGGGTGTCTCCAATAATTGCAGCTCCATCAACCCATTTAGCAACCGCAGGTGCGCCAAACTTGGCAGCGCCTTGCACTAGCCCGGCAAGATCAGATGCATTTTCTAAACCAGTTACTACACCAAGATTCTGCAATTCACTAAGTCCCAAGTTTAATAGATCAGTTTGTGTGTTGTCTTGTAAACTTGTGTTTTCTAGAAAGCTGTTAACATTGCTAACACCGTTTAAACCCGTCCACACACTGCTATTATTTAGAACAGATTCAAGAGATGTAGTTGGATCGTTGAGGAAGAACGCCGAAGTTCCTGGCTTCAAGTATCCAGATTTTTCTAATTGATCAGCACTAAGCCCATACTTGCCAACCCCTAATGTGTTTGAAATTACATCACTTGCCTGAGGCACTTGCAAACTTGCCTGTGATAGCATGCTTCGCACAGTTGCTGGGTCTAGTTTACCAACTGCGGTATCGGTGCTGGGTTGCACTTCGTAGTCTGATACTGTGATTTTTGGAATATCAACAGCACTAGCACGATTAATAACATCTTGCGTTGCGTTTGATACTGGCACTTCACTTGCGCCGCCAGCTAATGACGTAGTAAAGTTAACACCTGTTCCGTGGAAGGGGTATGGCTCGTGTGTAGGTGCTCTACTAGCTACTGTTTCGATTGCATTTGCTTCAACTGTCCAACCCACACCGTCAGTGAACACAGTGTTCGGTAATTTATTTTTAGGAATGTCTTGCGGGGTTGGAACATCGCTAGCTGCACCGCTGTTTAGCTTGATAGGCTTACCTGTTAGAGTTAAGCTTTTACTATTCCAAGAGCCATTTTTTGATTTCAGTGCAAGATTGCCGTCACTTTTAATACCAACTTGTTTTTTACTGTAAAGCAACAAGTTGTCAGTTGCATTTAAACTCAATGCCTTGGTTTCAAGCCCCATAGCAACTTTGGCAAACATCTTGATGCTACCTTCTTCGCTGTTGAGATTAATATCACCAGCTGCATGCATGTTGATTTCACCTTGACTACGAATATTAACACTGTTTGATGCATAAACGTCAATTGTGCCTTCTTTTCCTAGTTCTACCCAAGACTGACCGTTGGCATGCATTATGTGAATGCTCTCTCCGGTGTCGTTTAGCATGATTTGATGACCTGAAGATGTGCGCACTCGCAGCAATTGGTCTTGCTCTTGAAGATCGCCATCGTCCATTACAATGCTGTGCCCGCCAAGTCTTGACACTACTATAGCTTCGTTGGCCTGCACTTGACCACTTGCAATTTTTTTTGCCATTTCGGCAGGAGTAAATCCTCCCTGGAACACAGGTCGACCTGGGGTACTCCATCCGTATACTGTGCTAGGAGATTCACGCTGTGAGTTACTAGTAATAGGTCCTCGCAGTGGATCGCTGATAACACCTTGATCCAGCATTTGTCCAGCTAACACACTGTGAACCGGTTTTGTCTCTTCGAAGAATCTTGGATTTTCGGCTATAGCAGGGTTACTGTTGTTTACTTCAGTTACTGGCAACTGTTTTGCATTAGCAAAATACGGACTATTTGTATCGTCGACATATTTTTTACTTGCGCCAATAGCTGGCATCATATGATTGATACCTGGCTCAATGGGTGCACCGATATAATACCCTTCGTTGGGATCGCCATTTGCAAAGAAACAAATAACCTTAGTACCAATGTCTGGCGTTGTTCCCCAGAAGCCGTAGCTTTGTTGATTGCCTACAAATTTACCTGGGCCAGTTTTTGACGGAACACTTTGTTGAGTGTTGCCGTACATAGGAGAAATATAACTAACAGTTCGCCAAAGACTTTTTTCGGTTTTATCCGGGCCAGCAAGATACTCAATGTAAACTTGCAATCGACCACTACGGGTAGGATCAACATTGTTAACCACTTCGCCAATGAACGGGCCAGTTTCTGCCGGGGCGCCACCTTTGCCAGTTTTAAAGGATCTTGATGTGCCTGTACTTCGTTGATAGTTTTCTACCATCTATAGTGTTCCTTTAATTTATTAAAATGGCCCTGCGCCATCGTCGTCTACTGCGTTAGTTGTACTCTTTGGCAAGTTTAAAGTGAGATTATTAGTTAAATTACTTGCATCTGTTTTAACATTCCTGCTGTAATTTTCAGTAACATCATCAGAATAAGCAGTCGGTCCGTTGTTGTTATTTGTACGAGGTACACTAACTCCTTGGTTAAATGCCAGATCATCGGCTGTAAATTCTCGCAACGTGCCTTGAATTCTTTGTGTAAATTTACCTGCTTTAAACATGTTGGTTATAGAATATGCTGCAAATACCAAACGTTCTTCGGCTACGTTTGTGTTGTTGTTGATAGCACCTTGGTCGATATTTTCTTTGTATTTTGGTGTTAAGCCTGTTGCCAAATCATAGTCATTTGCTCTGTTAAAACGTACCTCAAACAATACTTCGCTGGCATTAACATTCATACTACCGTCGGGTTCAAAAGGTGCAAGGTTGTCCTCTGTGTAAAACACTTCGCTTTGCGTAATCCAGTCTGGGTCTCCGACAATTTCAAGATCAACTTTTAATACATCAGAGTCAGCATACAGTCTACCTGCTAATTGTGCAGCTGGCAGTGTTGATTCTCCTGCACCGCCCTGCTGACTTGACTCTGCTCCAACCGAAAACATTTGTTTGTTAGCATATCTTCCGTCGCCGTCAACTGGTGCAGTTAATCCGCTGTTGCCAATTGGTGTTATATAGTTAGTGTTTGCTTCAAATTCAAGATTCAACACTTCTGTGTTTTCTCCGGTGAACAAATAATTATAGATCTTGTGCGACCCTCTATATGCCGACGGAGGGAAATAAGGAGACTTTGGTGTGTTGATCTGGTATCTGTTTACTTTGTAAGTAATTTCATATGCGTAATCTTTTCTCAAATTGTCCCAACCAAGTGGTTTACTTTGTTGTGTAATCTTGTACCACATTGTGGTCCCAACTGGAGGGTTTGAAATTTCAGCTTTGGTTACTTCGTCAAATACTATGGTTTGTTGCGCAGTAACATACTCGCTGTTTTTCATTACCTGGTCAATCAACTGTGTAATTTGTGTACCTGCTGTGATACTATATGTTCGCCCTTGACTATCAAAATTTTGTTTGTTTGCATTTAGCGATATATTTGGATCACTAGTAGCGGTCATTGGTGTACGTGATTTATTTGTTGTTCCTTGCTTTTTCATTTTAGCATCACGAAAAGCTGGAATGTCTTCTAGTACAATTTTGTACACATCTGCAATTTCTTGGGCACCTTTTTTTACCAGTTCACGTTGATTTTGATTTAATGCATCTGTTAATCCTTGGGTTATAGTTGGAGATCCACTGCCGGCTTTACGATTGCCGCTTCCAAACTCCCCGCCGGGTGCACCTCCTGCAAAATCCTCTTCTGCAGCCGCACCTGCTGAAACTTGCATATTACCGTTGAACAATGTGCCCACATCGGGCGCATTAAGTTGGAAGTTAAAAGGTATTGACCCCCTAGACGTACTAAATCCAACTGTTGTTTGGGGTATCATGCATTGTAGCTGATACTCAACAACTTGTGCAGCAAGTTTATATCTAAGCATGGCTATTTGAAAAGGAATAAACTTTTCTACCAAAGCATTTGGATCACTTGTAAACTCCCTGCCTTGACCACTGACTAAGTTTCCATTTTCGTCGTAGCCGTAAAATCTTATAACCATAAGATAATTTTGACCATTAATAGTTGCGCCTGGTTCCCCTGTGTGATCCCAAACTGCCTTGCGCAGTCTTTCTAAGAATGTTATGCCTTGAGGTTCAAGAACATCAAATTCAAGTGTAACAGCATTATGAGGGCTTCCAACTCCTTGGGTACCAACTAAACATTTAAGCTCAACGTTTTCTGGATAAAAGTCCAAGTCAAAGAATTTGTTGCGTTCGCCAATTGTGGCACCACCGCTTTGGAACAACAACTGATTTCCCGGTAATGTTTTTCTATCAGACTGTATCATCCGAGTGTATTCGTCGATGTCCATAAGGTATACTGAAATAGTATAAGTCTGCGAAGCAAGGTTTATAAGTTGGTTTGGCGTAGGTACAATGGTTTCCAAAAATTCATTAGCAATGGCTGCACGACCTTCGACATTTGTACTAGAGGTGCGTTGATCGTACGAGTCGTCACTTGCGCTAACCGAATCAGCGGCAGCAATTCTGCCGTCTGGGGTTTGGGTATTAGTAACACTGACTACTTCAGTAGCAGCACCCACTGTGCTGATTGTTCCGCCATCGTCGGCACCTAGAGCAAATTCTCCGTCGGGTCCGCTCAGTGTTGCTAGCCTTGCATTTGTGGGGCTGTTGTTAACCGAATCGGAAGATACGATTGTTTCACCATCCAGTACCTCAGTTCCAGTTGTTGGGCTACTAACTCTACTATCTTCATTGGCGCTGGCTTGATCACTGGCGACTTGTGATCCTGCACTGTCTGCTGGTAAATTGTCTATTCGTGCAACTTCGCTTGCGTTAGCAAGAGCTTGCAGTTCAACAGCAAGCAACCTATCAATAAGAGCATTAACTTCTGCTATGTTTTCAGCTATCCTAAATGTTGTTGCAGATTTGTCAGGATCAGTTGGTGGCATGCCGTCGTTTTGACGTTGCAAATTGTCCAAGGCTTTCTCGTAACCTTTGGCTTTATCAAAGCCAATACCCCAATCGGCATTGATTTCGTTCCAAGTTGCACCATCATCGACCTCAAATTCTAGGCGTTCAACCCACCCTACTAGATTATTGATGTTGAGTTGTATGCTGCGCCTGGCTGTATCTATTTCTGCCGAGGTGGTCATGCTAGATTCCTAATACTTGGGACAAAGTTGCTTTTTGTGGTAGGTATATTGATGTATTGGTTGTAAAGTCCCCCAATGGATCTTGAAGTTGGTTTGGGTTTCTCTGTGCAAACACCCACCAAAGCGCCGCATCACCATACAAGTCGAATGCTAGCAAGTCTGGGCGAAGATTGTAAGTTTCATTAATAGTCATTAATAAGTCGTCTGCCAATTTAGGAATAGGTCGATTAACCATTACACCAAGATACGTCTGATTAACCACAGGTGTGTCAAAGTACGGACTGATACTTGTATATATGTTATCCATTACCACATCCCTTTCTTAATTAAGTTACCGTTTGCATATTCCTTGAGACTAAAATCTTGACTAACTTGTCGTCTACTTGCAATTGGAAGTAAGTTAAGAGTCATTGACATCTTAGTTGGTACGTATGTTGCACCTTTGCTTCCTAATGGCCCAGGTGTTGGTGTAAATGGTTTTGCACCAACTTGGAGCGGCTGTGTTCCGCCGCCGAACAATCTTGTAGCTGCCGTAGACAATCTAGTTAAACTAGAAAAGTTACCATTGGTTGCACTTGTTGCTAGAGGCTTTTGATATTGCAAATTATCTGCGCCTGTTATGTGTCGGCTTCTTGCTCTGATATAGTTAACATCAGACGGTAAATTCAAGTTAAACTCTGCTATCACACAAGGAGACTCGTTGAATTGATATTCACCAAGGCCAGACAAATATAACAATGGCGGTGGTGAACCACGCTCTGCATCTTGGCCATAAAACATTTTACTAGCACTCTTAAAGAAATGCATAACTGCCAACAAGTATTCAGCTTCAACTGTGTCTTGTGCAGTAAATTCAGCAGTAACTTGTATAGTCTGAACACTTGATCCTTTGTAGAAATAGTGCATATAGTTGCTGTGTGTCGGTTGATAATTGTTGTAATCTGACCTATATTGTAAATCAATTTGCGGAGTATATGGAAATATAACACCGTCGGTGACTGCCAATGGAGCAAGTATTCCTGGGTTGCTTGCTTTGTACAAATAGTTTGCCTGAGGTGCAAGTCTTAACTTAACACGCCAATCACCGTCGGCATTTTTAACACCGCTTGCTTCTCGTTGTGCACTAACAGTTTGCTGGTTACGTGCCTTAATAAGCAATTGGTTAGCATCAATTGCTCTCTCCATTTCTTCCATGTCTGTATAAGGCGCTAAGCCTCGAGCAACACGTTCTTCATTTATTAACCTTGCAACTTCCGGATCGCTGAGGTCAGGTACAACTTTATCTCTGAATACTGTTTCCAAGACATCAGCATCTGTTGGTGATACTGTGTAAGGATTGTCTTGGAAGCCAGGAAGCTGGTCAAGTATTTTTCCAGGATATAATATAGTTTCTTCCGTTAGTGGTGGGCCTAGTCCAAGCTTGTACTTTTCTATTCTTCCTGGGCCAGCATTATATGCTTGAAGAATTTCTGCAGGCGTGTAGTTTGGATATTCTTTCCTAAGTCCTTCGAGATACTGTCTAGCAAATTCTCTAGCTCGTACTGGATCAAGCACTTCTCTAAGAGTGATAGGTTCAACGCCAAACCCAGGGTCAGCCGCAGTTTCTGGTATAATTTGATACACACCTAGTGCACCTGCTGGAGACACTGCATTAGGATCGTTGCCCGATTCAACAACTGCTAGCGCATCAAGCAAGTCGTCTGTTACCCACGAAGTTTGTAAAGATTCTGTGTCAACAAGCTGACCATAGCTAGAGTTACGAGCTATAGTACCAGTTGTATCAAGTGTGTAATCACCATCGCTTATTGCTATACCAGCAAGAGTTCTAAGACCATTTTCACTAAGTCCGGGATATTGCTGTGCTAATTCATTGTATAGATCAGCTAATTTTTGATTGTACGGCATGTTGACTCCTATGCATTATTTATGGCGATCAAAAACGGCTAACTTAATGATTGACAACCCCCTCTACATCGTTTATACTAAGTACAATTATGGAGAACTTAAATGGCATTAGCTAAAAAAACACCTGTTAAAAAACCTAAAAAAGTTAACTACCTCAACAACCGAGATATTCTCAAAGAAATTTACAAAAGTAAAAGCACATATTGTTCGTACCTAGAGCCAGGTCAAGCTCAGTATGACATTATTTTGCCCAGTGTAGACAAAATCAATCAGCGCACTGTTGCAGAAGCACGGCGTAACAAAGCTGATCGCATCAAACGAGAAACAGGCGAAATAGTTGATCCAACAAAACTCAGCAACCAAGAGCTTGTATTTCGCATTACCACTTGGGATCATATCCCAATGGTGCCAAAAAAGCTAACTAAAGCCCAAGAAAAGAAGAAATCCAAACTAGAAGAAATTCTAGAAATGGATGATGTTGATTATTCCGACGACGGGCTACAAGAGCTTATGACCGAAGTAGAACAAGATCTCAACTATATAAAGTTGAATTTTCCACCATTTTGGCATTACATGATTGACGACAACAAAGTTCCGTATGTTGTGGGCAAAAGTCACTGGGTCGGCGGACTAGACAATGGTCACTTCTCAAAAGATCATGGTAAAATGACAGACAAACTAGCACACATGTTTATCAAGTTGTGCGAACGCTATGCTACACGTTCAAACTGGCGTGGGTATACTTACAACGAAGAAATGCGTGGCCAGGCATTGTTGCAACTCAGCCAAATTGGATTGCAATTTGACGAAAGCAAATCTCAAAATCCGTTTGCATACTATACCGCTGCTATTACCAACAGTTTTACTAGGGTACTAAACATTGAAAAGAAAAATCAAAACATTCGTGATGATATTCTAGAAAATGCAGGGTTGAATCCAAGTTGGACACGACAGTTTAACAACTCAGCAGAATCAAAACGTTTTATTGCAGAAACCAAAGCAACCAAAAACAAATAAGGACGTATACATGGGTTTGTTCAAAAAAGCCTTGGTCTTTACTGACATCCACTTTGGCATGAAAAGTAACAGCGCTCTCCACAATCAAGATTGTGAGGAGTTTGTTGAGTGGGCAGTAGAACAGGGCAAACTGCACGGTTGTGAAACTTGCATCTTTATGGGAGATTGGCATCACCATAGAGCAAGTTTGAGTTTGCAAACGATGCATCATAGTTTAAGAGCATTAGAAAAGCTAAGTTCAGGTTTCAACAACACACATTTTATCACAGGCAACCACGACTTGTACTATAGAGACAAGCGTGACATTTACAGCTACGAGTGGGCACAGCATATTCCAAATGTGCACATTCACAACGAATGGTTTGAACAAGACGATGTTATACTTGTTCCGTGGCTGGTTGGTGATGATTATAAACGTGTTAAAAATGCCAGTGCCAAGTATATGTTTGGACACTTTGAACTTCCCCACTTTAAGATGAATGCAATGGTAGAGATGCCGGATCATGGCGATATCAATGCAGAACACTGTACTGGGTACGGCGAAGTTTTTAGTGGGCACTTTCATTTGCGTCAAAAGAAAAACAACATCAACTACATCGGCAAT